GATCACCAATATTGAGGCCTGCACGACCACGACCAAACACAGAAGCACCTAATCTCTGTTCTTCACGCTGACGAATAGGGTCAAGCATTGCATACTGTTCTTGCAAGTATTGGTTACGGGCCTGCTCTGGAGACTGTGCAAGGTATTGTTGACCAAGACCAAACAAGGTCTGAGCAGGCGCTACAGCCTGTTCTGCAAGCCCTAGACTGTCTCCGTATAGAGCAGAGAGTCGGTTTTGAAGAGCCTGTATCTCTGGGGATGTGGTATAACTAGCACCACTAAGACGGCCTTCAGGTCCATATTGGAACTGTGATTGTCCAAACCTAGTAGAGATGCCTACAGGCCTAAACCGAGCCTCTTCGGCTGCTAATTGTGCAGCACGTTCTTGAGCATCGGCTGCATATCTAGTAGCTGCGGCTTGTTGTCTAGCTGCTGATCTTGCTCCACTTGCGCCTATAGCGGCTGAAACTACGTCACTCATTTAGATTACCTCTTTTTCTAAAATGTATCCAGTTAGTTTAAAACCAAATTTCTTCTCAAATGCTTTGTAATTACGCTTAGTGCCCATGATTATCTTCTTGTAGCCTAATTGCTTTGCTAGTTCATTGAGATAGATATTCCAGTAATACCCATCACCATAAACTTGCAGAGCAACTAAAGCATCGTCATGCTCAGTCCAAGACATAAAACCATGTTCATTTTCAACTAAGTTGTCTAATCTTATTCTGGTATCTTTAGACTTAGTTAGGTATTCTTTTATTTGTTCTTTATTCATCAGGTCTTCATAATGTAGCAAAGAGCATAGTACGGGGGCAGGTTAGCGTTAGTGCCTGAAGAACCTGCTGATGCCACTGTAGTTCCAACTGTGATGCCTGTTGATGCTGTTGATGTATCAGCATAGTATCCACGGGCACCAGACGTACTTTGTGTGTTTCCTGCTTCAATGTTTAAACCATAATCATAATTGCCTGGTGGCTTACAGTAATGGCATTAGCGGAGCCACCAGTGCCCCCAACAGAGTAGGTAGAGCCTGCGCCAACAACAAATCTGTCTCTTAGGTCTGGTGTCGAATTAGAACCATTACACAGTACCCAACCACTAGGAATAGATGCAGAAGAACCTGACCAGATAATAATACCGCCGCTAGGAAATGCTGCTGCTACCGCCGTGGTAACAAAGGCTGTGGAGGCAATCTGTGTAGTATTGGTTCCTGCCGAGGCTGTAGGCGCTAACGGAGTACCTGTAAAGGTAGGACTATTGCTGTCTGCCTTGGATGATATGGCAGAGGCAATGGCTGTGTATTCTGCATCAATCTCAGTGCCTTTAATAACCTTTGCTGGGTTACCAGTGCTAAGAGCATCTTTGGATGCAAAGTTAGTTGCTTTCGTGTAATTTGACAAGTTACATCTCCTTCAAATATTTGACTACAAGTTCTAATTCATCTACAGAAGCATCAGATTTTATTCTATTTGCTCTATTAGAAATGATTTGACAATTTTCGTATGTATAACCTTGTTTTGAATCTATGCGGTCTAAACTGGGACTACTGTCTTTAGGAAAACCCCAACAAAGATCAATGTTTAAAATTGGACATTTGTTATCTTGTGGATAAAGTTGTTTTAAATCATTAAGTGTTAAAGTATGTTCTAAGTTATTTTTTTCTGCTCGTTGTTTACTTGCCCTTAATGTTTGTTTTAATTTCCATTCATGATCTTGACTTGCTTTAATGTATTTATTTTTATTTCGATCAGTAGAGCATTTCTTACAATAACAACTGTATCCGTCTTTTTGTTGTGCGTTTTTGTGGAAAAGAGAGAAGTTTTTAACTTCACCACAATCAGCGCATCTTTTTGTCATACTGTTTTTCCTTGTGCGACATAGACATCGATTTTCTGAATAGAAAGAGGATCACCATTTAATTCTGCTTCTAATCCTAGCTGTAGGACAGCCCCGTTACCGCCTGCATTGATTTGGAACTGGTCTAGGACGACACCATTGGAGAATTCAGCAATATTGTATTCCCCTATATTATACTCGTAAACTACGCCAATGTCAAGCAATTTCGTTTCACTATTGTAATTTTCTTTGTAATCAAAGCCCCATTTAATGGCTACAGCGTCACCAGAGCCGCCAATAACCACAAATCCTATCTTTTTAAGGACTTTTAAGGCTGTTGGGCTACCAAAGTCGAAGTAATTAGTGTAATACTGTAGCCGGTAAGTAGCTGCATTATCTAGGTGTCCAAAGTATCTAGCGATATACCCAGGCTTGCCTAACAGCAGTTGCTTGGATTGGTTAACAAATAAGGCCTTTGGATCAAGGCTATCCCATATCGTGACACGGGCAGAACCGTCCTGTAGAGCACCCCGCATATCGAAGCAGTAAGTTACCTTGGTTGCTGGTAGGGTAAGCAGGTAAAAGGCATCCCGGTCATAGTAGACAGACTTGATGGTGCTAGCTGTCTCTGAAGCCACCGCAGTAATAAGGTCATCACGGACATTCTTAGACAGGTCCCGCATAGGCAAGGACTTCTCTTGGATGACCCGCTGGAGACTACGCACACCAGAGTCAGACAGAAAGACAATATCTGTTCCTGTGTTCTGCACAGAGTCCCTAGCGATACAGCCTACATTGGGGATAAAGTCTTCTAAGACCAAGGTAGTGACATCTATAGGGTTTCTATAGATAGCAATGTTGTTCCTACCAAAGATGATTAGGAAGCCGTTGTGGGCCGCTAGAGCGATAATCTGGTCATTGTTGGGGAACACAGAGTTGATCGACAGAGAGCCTGAGTCACCACCTTGGAAGTCAGAACCGTCCAAGAGCCTGCTAAAATATACAGTCTGCCTGTCACCAACAATGTCTGCCATCCAGATACGACCATAAGCAGCTAAGGCACAGTTTGGCTTAAAGTCTGCTATGGAGTAGCCTGTCGGCAGCGTACCAACATCACCTAACTGCTGAAAGCCAAAGGAGCCAGAATGGGAATGTGCATTGGCAATAGTGGTTACTGTGCTGGTCAAAGCATCACTGACTGTATACCCTGTACCGGCAGTAGTAATAGTCACTGTTGCTACGCCTGTGCCACTTAAGGTGGCTACTGTAAACTTTGCATTACTGCCAGTGCCTCCAGCGATGGTCAGAACATCGCCAACATTGTAGCCAGAGCCAGCAGCAGTGACTGTTACTGTTGCTATCGGACCAGTACCGCCACCACCGCTAATCGTAGCTACAGAGAAGGTAGCGCCAGTGCCTGGAGTAGGTAGATTGTGGTAGACCAGTACAGGGTGTCCTGTCTGGACCATATAAGCATGGGAAACAGCGTCAGAGCCATCACCATAGGGCAAAGCTGCGGCTTGCCAGTTATTGCCTGTTATCGTGTAAGACACATCAGCAGTGTTGGCCTGTGTCCTAACAGTCTTGGTGGTCATCGTTGTGGTGCCAGTAAACAACTTGTTATTACCGGCACTGATGGTCTGGTTACCGCCAACATCGATCATCTCAAATATAAACTCTACAGCGTTACCAGAGCCTAAGTCTGTGTTGACTGCTGTGTTTACAGGTGTCCAACCACGCCTAGCCCCAATACGACCGTACCTATCGATGACACAATTCTGTGCCCTCAGAGCATAGCCTGAAGACAACTGAATACTGCTTTCTTGCGTGTTTAGGCCTAGAAAGCCCGGAGCAGCAATAGTAGCGGTCTGTATTCTTTTCATTAAATGGAACCCCAGATGAGTTCTTCAGGATAGCGGTTAGCCTCAGCAGCTATGTGGTCTGATAGAGACTGGCGGTATAACTCATAAGCCTCAGCACTGTTTAGTCCATTGTCCTCGCCACGCTCATTCAAAGCCTTAGCATAGGCTAAGAAGATTACAGGCTCTGACGGAACCTTGATCTGTGTTGCTGAAGCGGTAAATTCTGCCTGTGGCTTAATGACGTTAAAGTAGATGTCATAGACACCGTCAGGGATAGGATAGAGGTCTACCTGTGTATCTCCGTTGTTATCTACACCGTTAAAGTTATAACGGTCAGGAGCACCCACCAAGACTGTTCCACTATTTAAGAACAACTCATCCATCTTCCTAGTTGTCTCATAGTTTAAGAACCAGTCAGACTCTGAGTTAATCACATCGATGACCTTAAACCGCTGACCAATACCAGTTAACACATAGTTAAACAGGTTAGCAGAGGTAGTCACCGTCAGTGTCTCAGACAGAGCATTCC